AGGTAACCGTAGAGCCAAGGTTAGCTTGAATTTGGTCAAAGTCTTTAAACTTTGTGTTAGCGGTTGCGATGTGGCAACAAAGGTTTAATAGCAAGCCCAGTCCTGAGCGTTGATAGGTTTGTACCTGTTGCAAAATATTATTAGGAAAAACTGCCATGTTAGCTACTCCGACGAAAATTAATAGTCAGATAGCGGCAACTGGTTAGCCCCTATATTTCATTCTATAGTCTCTAACGCTCATAACGCCGTTATCCGTTCCGGTATTAGAGGGTCGTAACTGGGAGAGAGGCTGTTTTGGAGTTCTTGTCCTGGCTGCCTGCTTGTTGTTCTGAATTGATTCAGCCAAGCGTCTTGCCTGTACAAGTGCGTCTTTTGGTGACATCTGGCTTAACTGTTCTAATTGCGCCATTTTGAACCGGTCTTTACCGAGTTCATAAAGAACATCGTGCGCATTTTCAACGTGTTCAGATAAAATTTGAACCACATTTGGAAAGCGAGCGTATTCTATGTCACTTGTGACCGCGTCAAAGTCTTCGTAGTCTTCCTTGCCGGGTGCTATTTTATTCCAGAAGTTCTGGACGATACGCTGGGCTTCAGAGGTTTCATGTTTTGCCTGGGAATCTTGCACCCATTCATTTCTGAGTCTCTGGGCTTCTTCTGCTGCAAGTCGCCTTATGGTATCTTCAGGCATCGCAGGAGAACGATTATCCTGATGAGCAGGCGCTTGTTCAGTGTATCGTTGCTGGGTGTATTGCGGTTCCTGCTCGTACTTTCTACGGGTAGATTCCGCTGCTTCTTTTTTAGCGCGCCCAACAATTTCATTAACTTCGTGCTGTCTGAAAGTACGTTCATTTGGCGTACTTTGGGTTGCAGGAGCACTGGCACTAGCATCCGGTGCAGAAGTGGTTACTTCCGTACTTTGATCCAATCCTTGAATCTCATCCATATTACTTCCTTTTCTGCTATTAACCCCGCAACGGTAGTGTTGCCTCACATGACGCATGAGTCTCGTAGATTTTTTAAATCTGTATCTATCAGATTGGCTTTTCCCCGCCCGGGTGATTCCCCCTTTATCGCAAGAGGTCAGCGGAGCTTGGGAAAATAAGGAGTAAAAACCGTTTGCTCAACGTTTAATCTACTGATGGACAGGAATGGTTGCAAACCAGATTGAACATGAATAGAATAGTTTGTGAGGTTTTAACAATATTAATAATCAAGGAATGGTTATGATTACTATGGATGGGATTAAGTTTATTGAAGAGAAAGAGGCATCTGCCAGATTTGGTTATTCAAGCTCCTGGTTTCGTCAAAAGAGATGGAAGAAAGAAGGCCCTCCGTACTTTAGAATGAACACCAAAGGCCGTGTACTTTATTGTCTTGAAGAACTTGACAAGTGGTTTCGGGATAACTTGAGGAAAGAGGAATGAAATTTGAAGAAATATTGCCCTTAATGCGAGAAGGCAAGAAAGCAAAATATGCATTAATGCATGAGGGTGAATTTTGGATATGTGGCTTTGAAGGTGTGGATAAAGACCCTACTTTGATAAAAATGTTTGATAGTCCTTTACAATGTGATTGCGAGGACTTTAGCCTTCCTCGTTATTGGGGCATAGAGCGCTGGGCCATTATGTGTGATACATGGGAAATAATTGATTAATTCACTCACCTGGGCTATGGGTGAACGGCGATGTCGCTTGAGCCACAATAATAGCGAACTGCGGGGCGGCAGTAATAGAGTCAGACACACGGAGGTGAAAGGCCTCCGACCAATATAAGGGCAAGAATAATGAACTGTGAACATGACTACAAAAATACATTATCCAAAAATGGCATGTATGTCGTGAAACTATGTCATAAATGTCTACATGAAATGCCATATAGGCCTGATAGCCCGGAAGTTCTGGATGCAGTAGCTAGGGTATTTGATAAATACGGTGATGCAATTAAAAATCTTGCTGAGAAATAGTAACCCGCACGATTTGAGCATTTTCACGCATGGAGACATGTAAATAGGCTGGGCGGGTTTTGTTAACTAATAACATGGCTACTTGCATTAAATCAACTGTTTAATGCAAGTATACTATTACTAATCGATTAAAATACTGTGTAACCGATAAGTATCGTACCGTTGAACGCATTAGTAGGGCCAATGTTATTAATGGTTAATGTTGATGTTCCAGAGCCAGCTGTTGCAGACAAACTAATAGTTTCTCTGGTATTCGTACCACCCATTAAGGTTAAACTAATTACGGACGTAGCAGTAATTAATGTATTCGTCCAGGTAATTGCATATGCAGAGCCTGCGGCAGTAGTTAATGAAGATGTTGTTATAACGCCTGCGTTACCGCTAGCAGTTACAGCATTCGCAGCTTCAGTACCATTTGCTTTTGCCAGTATAATTTGACCAGAACCTGTTAACGTATTAACAGCTGTTTTGCTCATTACCGCGGCAGTAGCAATCCCTGCATCGGTTATAAGGCCACCTGTACCATCAGCTTGTACAATATTATTGTTAACCAATGCCAATGGGGCAACCAGGAAATTTCCGGTAGAGCCACCTGGATCGGGAATGCTTATAACAGTTGCCTGACCCATTGCAGCATTGCTGATAGTAGTTGTCGTATTTCCACTGTTGGCAACGGCCGCAACCACTAAAGAACCTTTAGCACCTGTTGCCGGGAAGCTTGCCAATGTACCAGCTGTTCCGCTCACACCTGCCTGTATATTTCCGTTATTAGTGGCAGTGGCAGCATTTTGAGTCAAACCACCAATCGTATTTGCATATACTGCAATATTTCCAGCAGTGGTTGGAAGCACTACTTCGCCAGCATTGGATAACGAAGATAGTGTTATTACACCAGTTCCTGATATAGATACTGCAAACTCTTCGTAGGTACCGGTTTTAGTAGCCGTATTATAAGAATACAAACATTCTATAATATCATTAGTGGAAACCGGAGTTCCCTCATAGAGCGTTACAGAATTAAGATATCCGGCCGCCGTTAAAGTTGCCAGATTATCCGTTGTAACCATTCTCTTTTTTGCTGGTATTACACCAGTTTGTGCCGATAGAGCAATCGGAGCTTGTACGATACCCATTTCACGTCCTTATGAGAGTAAGTAATTATGCCTTTCTTGGCGTAGCGGCTGAGCTTGCGCGCTTGAAATTTGACTCACTATGATGACCCATTCCCATCTTGCCGAAATGGCCGTCACGGGCTTCATGGGTACGTTGAATCACACGCCCAATACCTTCCTGATGCTTGTCATGAACCATACGGTTGTCATGAAATTCAGAATGTGGCTTATGTTCGTGATGTTTTTCATGCATCTTGTGCTCGTGATGCTTGTGCTCATGGTGTTTATGTTCATGATGCTTATGGTGTTCGTGCTTCATGTGATGCTTTGCTTTATGTTCCATTATAACTAACTCCCTGTCAGTGAATAGGTACAAACTGTTTTATTATATATCAAAGATTACTGAAATGCTATTTGTGTAACTTCTTTAATGTTTTCGCAAGCGCAACCTCTTTACGAATTGTCGGGCTCTTGCTTTTAGCAGCCTTGGCCATCTTCTTCGCAGGTATTTTCTCACCCTGCGGCACACCAAGTTCACGGTGAAGTTTACCAGGATGCTTTATGGCACCCTTAATCCATTTTTCAGCCATTAGTATCTTCCTCTGATGCAAGATGAGGATTTACGTGCAATTTATTAGCTACGTATTGCACCAGCAACTTACTAAGACTATCCAGTTGCGTAATCACAAACTGCTGAACAAGCGGCTCATATTTCATAAGCTCCCGCTCCAGTAATGACAATGCCCCTGCTCCCAATATACTTAACATAACTTTCTCCCTGTTATGGCCTCGTTTTCTTCTTCACCGCATTCTTCAAAGGCAGCAATGTGTCTTTACGACGAGTCTTGTTAGTATCTTTAGCAACCTGTGCCACAACTTTATCAGACTCTTTAAAAGCCTTTTTTCGGTTTTTTGATTCGCGTTCATCATAGCATTTGTTAACCATTATGGTTCCTTGTTATTTAATACAGTCCTTTTTAACCATCTTCTTTACAAGCTTCTTATCTTCTTTTTCATCCATGTGTTTATGATGATGCTCTTTCTTCATGGGCTTTTTACTCATACCGCTTTTAGGTTTATCTTTCATTTTGACTTCCTTTTCTTTTTACGTTCACCTGATTCTGAATAAGCTATAGCTACGGCTTGCTTCTGTGGTTTTCCCGCATTCATCTCAGCCTTTATATTATCAGAAAATCCTTTGCTACCGGGTTTTGCACCTTTTTTCAATGGCATATCAGTTCAATCCATTCTCGATTAATCGTCTCACCTTATCCATGGTAATCAGATAAGACCCCACATGTTTATTAAACTCATCGTTTAACATATTGTCAATGGTGTTCTGAATTTCCAGAGATGTCTCATCCTGATTATCAAGTACGACTACATCAAATATTAATCCTAACTGACTCTTTAAACGGCTCTTAACGCCTTTATGCGCTTTCTCAAGCGTGCATATTGAGTGCTCTGTCAGGTCAGTTATATCCAGTTTCATTTTCTTTTAGCATATACGGTTTCGTATAGTCCACGACGCTCAGTAGCATTGGCTCCATCCAGATGTCGTCTTACCTGGTTTTCCAATTGACGGTCAGTTACTTTATACGTCTTTTTCAGCTCGCCATACGTTGCATTATGTAAATCATTCCAGCCTATTTTTGCCATGAGTTTTCCCTCTCTCTATCGTACCCGATGTTCCTTATGTGGTTTATGCAGCGCCGTATGAACCTCGATAACTTCCTTTGCATGTCTGTGCCCCATATCCATATGTTTAATTTGTAAGTCAGTCTGTTTCGCCATGCGCTCGGTTTGCGCTTTAATCATCTGCACCTTCGCTGACTCATGACCTAAATGTAAATCAGCCATTAGCTTTCTATCTTCAGACTGAATCTTTGCCATTGCCAACTGCATTTGCTGCTGGTCTTTCTGAGACTGTTGCTGCATTTTGGCCTGCTCCATTTGCATCTTCATCTGCACAGGATTTTGCTGGGCCTCTGCTTGCTGCGCCTGTTGTTTTTCCTGCTGATATTGCTCTGTCCACTCGCCAGTCAACATCTTCAGCTCTTCAACTCCTTTACCTTCCATGTTATCCAGGATGAAATTCAATCCTTTCTCAGCCATGAATTGCGCAAATAATGGACTCATTCCCATGATTTCCTTAATCATCATAATCGTTCTTGATTTTTGAACCTGGAAGGATGCGCCTGCTTTGATGCTTATGTTGAGGACATTGGTATCAAAGTCCATATCCATGCCCTGCTTTTGATTAACACGCAGATAATTTCGCTGTCCTTCGTCATCGATAATGGGAAGCGTGCGTGGGGTGGTTATGTATTTAGGCAATAAATCGACATAGATTTCAGCTGCTCGTTGTAGTCCTTGCATAAACCCCACGATGAAGGGCATGGCGGTTGCATTAGACTGGGAAGCTGCTTCGACAATAGCAATCCCAGACAGTTGATTATTGTTAATGCCGAGAGAAGCATCATAGCTACCCAGTACATTTTGAATAAGGGAATCAGCGCCCGTAAACGATTGCATAATCTCTGGAGGGGCAGGAATACGGTTAATCTCACGTACCGGCATCTGGATAGGAAGCTCAGGATTTGATTCATGAACCGAGTTATAAACAAGTACTGAAGCTTTCTGAACATCCTTATACGCCTCTAAAAATTGCTCTTCTTTGGGAAGCGCCTCTTTTGCCACCATAAATTTATGCTGAACAGTATTTTCAAGCTCATTGGCAAGACATATCCCTGCGTAGTTCTTGAGCCTCTGAGCGCCTTTTGCATGATACACATAAGGCCTGCACACCTGCCTTATATTACCGTTTTTAGGCTCTTTAATCATCGCGGACGAACCGTCCACAAAGACCAGAGGCAAGTGGCTAAAATCGGTTTCCTCGTATTCCAGCACCCTGTTTTCAATGAGTCGATATCTGCAAATAGTATCAATAATCGTTTTGCGTGGTTTACCAATTATAGCCGGTGGTACGGTTATGTCATCCCATTCGTCCACAAGCTTTCTATACTTGCGCATAGTCATAACAGAGCGCTTTTCATCATTAATCTGCACTATTGTGCGCTCTTTCCTTTTCTTTTCATAATAATCGCCTATAAGTATTATGGGTGTTGCATCATTGAGATAAGACCAGTTAAAGCCTGCAAAGTCACGGCGAAAGTTTAATGTATTGGTTGGCGCGTCAGGGAATTCTTTTTCAAAATCATCTTTGCCTTTGGGAAAGAGTTGACAACAGAAGCGCCCATCCCCTTTATGGGAGCGTCTGGCAAGCTGGTCAAACACCGCAAGGGTTGGCTCCTCGCGCTCAATCATTATTATTTGATTCATGGACATAGGATTTTCATAATCTGTCAGGACTTTTAATACACCAAAGCCGCCAGACAATACATCTTTATACAGCTCATAACGCGTATGGTGATTTTTATTATCCATCAGAACGTGTCGCAAATGCTCCTGGACGAATCGTATCACCAGCGGGTCAGCATTATCCTGGTCATCCGCTGAAACCTCAATGTCTGGCTCTTGCTTGGAGAATTCGCCCAACAGCCGGGATATGTAGGCTTCCAGGACATTGAATTCGAGTTGCGGCTTTCCCAGAGTCATTAAAAGGGTTATATCATCAGCAGATAAGGAGGTATCAAATATAAACTTGCGAAACTCATTGAATCGGTCATAGTTTGGTTTGAAATAATCATGCGCACGCCGAACATTAGTCTTGATGCGTTCCAGATTGTCTTGATATTCTTGTGCAACATCCATTGCGATAAATCCCCAGTCCCTGGAAAATTTTATACAAAGAGTATATCCTATAGCTCTACTTTTTAAAATACGCAGCTTTCTTTAATCTATCAATCTTTTGTACTCGTTGTCCAAAACTATTTGCAACTGCTTCATAATCTCTTGCACCTGTTGCCTGATTGAGCAATGTTCTGTCTATTAATCCTATCTTTATAGCATCGTAAAAAACATCTGCTATATCATCATGTCGGTGCGTGTCATTGGCAGTAATCTTAATTAGATGATTAATGCATAAGTCCACATGCTTTGCGCCATGGGTGAATGATATGAGCTTTGCAGCAATAATCGGTTGCATTTCCAGGAATCGCTCTGTTTTGCTTCCTGAAGCTTTGGTACGTTTTACGTCGCGTATCTCAAGGCCTCGCACTTCCTTTAACGTACTGATTAAAGTCACACCTGTAGATTTCTTCTCAATGGCTGCAACTAATGGCTTAACAGGATGCAACATGCAATCAGAGTAGAAGGACATAAATTCATCTTGCAGGTCTTTGGGTTCAACCCGTACTTCCCAGCAATCCAGTGAGTGTATGCCGTATTGCCCTGTTTTCTGATTATTGAACTCAATTTCATATAAACCAAAGAACCCGAATACCGTTGCATCATTATAACTTTTAGAGGTTTCAGCAGTATCCGCTGTTATGAATGTTTTTATTATCTTTGGCTCATCGGCCATAAGTACAAAGTTTTCAGGCTTGAATAGTGCGCCACCTGCCGGCATTGGGTCTTGTTGATATTGTGAGGCAAATACATAGGGATTTTTATCTTGTTTTTCACGGAGTTGAGCAAGCGGGTTAATGGTTGGACAAAGGGCATTACCTGCGTCATCAATGGATTTAAGTATTACGGATTTCCAGGTACGCTCATCCTGTCCTGACATGAGATAGGCTGTCAGGTCGTCTTCGTGCAGTCTTTGTCCAAGGTAGATAATTGGGACATTTGGGGCTCGTGGACGCTGTAAGATAGTTTCTTTGTAATTTTGGATGACGGAGGCGCGAATTGTATCTGAATGGACTTCATCTGGTTTGTGCATGTCGTCCATAATAACGGCACCGCTAAAGTGAGGCACGTTAGGAAGTCCCGCGTCCTGACCCGTGATCGCACCCGTCGACCCGAAGCTTTTAATCGCTCCCCCATGGTTAGTTTGGAAGAAGTCTTTCGCTTTACTGTCATGCCTGATACTCACATCAAAAACATCACGGTAATGAGAACAGCTTATCACACGCTTGATGAACTCGGTATGCTTGGTAGCAAGTACTTTACCATAGCTTATATATAAATACTGAGAATTTGGCCACCTGCTTAATGTCCATGCTGTCCACATACACAGCAAGACAGACTTGCCGTAACCCGGCGGAACATTGATATTGAGGCTTGGGCATTGCATCCTTGACACTAAAGACAGCTCTTTAGCTATAGTTATGTAATGCGATTCACGCCCCGGTGGCTCACTGATAACGAATTGTCTACCAGTGACAAGCGGGAAAAACGTACGCGTGAATAAGAGAAAGCTTGCCCATAAATCAGTTCTTAACTCCATCAATTCTTTTGATGCCACTTAAAATCCTTATGACGCCTCATGCGTTAACAAATTCTGCCTTTCAACTTTCGATGGGTCAAATCCCGATAAGATAATCTCCAGGTCTTCAGGAGAAACCGAAGCCAATTCTTCCGTCATCTCTGCAAATTTAAACTTTGTGTTATCTAACCGTTTATAGTAAAGCACAAATCCATTTCTGTCCCAAAATAAACATTTAATTTTATCTTTATGTCGATTATAGAAAACATACACAGAGCCATCGTGTAACCACGTCATTTTGTTTTTAGTCACCATCTGAGACAAGCCATCTATGGACATTCTAAAATCAACAGGTTTACTAGCCATATATATTTTTTTATCTGCAAGACTTGTTAACATCATTATAAGTTCCTCATTAATTCTACTATTTTCATTATTTTATCCATACCAATATGTTGTCCTAATGTAACTTTGATTCCTGCTCTGATAGTTATCTCTATGTCATTTTGACATGTTATTAGATGCTGATTAACTGGTTCATCTTGGGGTTCTTGCGATAATTCAATTTCGGGTTGTTTACTTTTAAATAAACTTTTCAATGGTACAAAGTTCAATTCATTCTCCTTATTTATATCGGTATTGTTTTCTTTTTCCAAATCGTCTAACAATCTCAGATGGGCGAAAGCCATGACTACGTGGGCTATGGGTTTTCCTATTGATATTGCGTAATTTGCCTGGCTCATTCCTGACGACATACAATCATTTACCATTTGTATAAACTCATGCTTCTTTTTTTCATTGCCTACATAATTCAGACCATAAGCATATAAACAGTTTCTATATTTGTTAAAATCGTGGCCATGTATGTTACAATAACTCACTATATCGGTGCCATGAATTTTATTATATTCTGTATAATGCATGTACACTCTATACCAATGTACATGGGAATTTTTTAACGTTGTTGTTTTTTTTCTTGTTCTCTTCATTTACCAAGCCTTTATTAGTTCGTGAATGATAAACGTTAGTCCTGCACCTGCAGCTATTATCAAGCACAAACAAAACACCGCCTGAATTGCCATTACTCCTGTTATTAATAGTTTAGCTTTTTTCATTTTTCATTCTCTCATGATTAATCTCAAACCTGTTGCATGGCATCAACTGTACTGGCATGCAGGGCGAATCATGCCATTTGACCCACATTCCTACGCCGTCATCATTTATCTCAATAACTGTAGCTGGGGACTTGTCACCGTCTTTATATATATAATCCACTTCATCGCCAAATTTAAATTTGTGCGTCATGATAATTCCTTTTTGTATTTTCGGTAAGTATATCATGATATACTGTTATTATTAAATAATAAAGGGGGGATGATGATGAATGCTGAGTATATAGAGACTAAATTAAGACTTATAGAACATGAGCTGGAATTACTGCGCATGCACAAAATTATTGACAGACTTAAAATGAGTGTGTTTTGCTTAGCTATAGTAGCAACAGGCCTTTTTTGTCAAAGTATATTTAATAAGCTAATTTACTAAATAATCAATACGGCCTTTCTTTTTCCTTCAGAATAGCATCCACCGTAGCGCGTACATTGCTAACCGATTCTGCTGTACCGTCTTCTAACGTTATTCTGCCAATGTCACCATACAGCTTTGGGGCTAGTTTTGAAGCAAGCCATTTCCGTGAATCTATGCGCAATCGTGAGCGCGCAGCTAACTCATGGTCTATAACTTTCTTGCCATTTTCATCAATTGTATAATCATTCTTCGCATCGTCCGCTATTTCTAATATTTGTTCAGCCAACAGGTTAACTTGACGTTCTTTTGCTCTCGCGTACTGGGATGAAAATGAGTCATATTTGTGTCTCCAGCTCAGTATTGTATATTTACAAGGCAAATCATCGTAAGTGTCACAAAGTTGCTGCAATCCCATATCATGAGTAGCAACTCGCTCGCAAATCAAGTCAGCTAATGCTTGATTATAAATCGTAGGTCGCGCCATAATTAATCCAACTTGTTGTATTCTTTTTCGAAGATATCAATAACCTCTTCGTCAGTCAAATCCGGATGCAATTTCTTTATCCGACTAATAGCATTTTTATATGATTTAGACTCTTTATCGATAACAACAGGCTTTTTATAACCAGGGACTTCGTCAGGATACAATCTACCACGTCCCTCACAGTCATCGCATTCAATGCGCATCATACCGCCGCCCATAATTTCACCCTGTCCTGAGCAACGTTTACAAACTATTCGTTTACTAGCCATAAAATCCCTTATATATAGTATGCATTTTAGTATACCGAAAAAATATTTAAATGAAAGTGTAAATACATGTTGACATTATCATACCATAGTATTACTATAGTCATATTGAGTTAACAAACGAGGAAAAGAAAATGAAAAACTGTTACAGAGCGATGATGTACGGACAATACAGCTACTGGAGTCACTTGTGTGACGCCGAAGCGGCAGTGGTAAGACACAACAAGGTAAATGCAAAGAAGGTTAAACTTGAGATTAAATTAAACGGTGAATGGGTCTAATGACCCAACACAACAAATAAGGGGAAAAAAATGAAAACTGAATGCGGCAGATTTGAATACCAGCCAGAGGTGGGGATTTTTGATAACTTGTGCGCCAGATATATAACCATGACAGGTGAAGTTAAACAAATTAAGGGAATGCCGGAAGTTCGGCTTTCTGAGGCAACCAAAAAATTAATACAGGAATTCATTGCAAAAATAGCCGCAAATATGGATGCGTTAGACGCACAAGCCAAAATAGTGCGATTAAATTCAAATCAGAACATAGCATTCAATAAAAAATTAAACGAAGGCTACAGTATCTAAACAAGGGGAAATAAAATGAAAATACGAAATCTGACTGTAAGAATTTTTGCTGATAAAAAATTTGTGGAAACGATAATCGAGGAAAATGGGGATAGATATGAAGTGTGCTACTGGTTAGCTGGCGATGATAAGACCTGCGATAGAACAAAAGAAATGCCATTTCAATTATGCAATGAAATGGGAAACTTCAAGCAGAATGATGTTTTTAACTTGATTGATTCACAATTGGCAATTACACAAGGGGAAATAAAATGAGTGGATTTGATTACAAAGGTAAAAAATTATATCCGGTTAAAGCGGCTTTCATTGCGGATTGCGGTACTCAAATGCATACCTACGCAGAGTCTATTGATGAACACGAAACAACATTTGAATACAAAATTATGTGGCAAATTAAAGACGGACACGGTATCGATGCAATAGAAGATTTAAGTGACTGCTGTGACTGGGATAGTTTTGAGGTTATTGAGTATGGCGAAAAATTAGGTGAATAAAAATGTTAATCCATATATATAACGACCGATACGAATATAAAGGACACGAAATAATAATTGATGAATATTCTTCAGTAGAGTTTATCGCATGGCCAGCTGATTACGAAGAACATTATTTTGACGGGTTTATTTGCAAATCCCCTTACGCAGAAGGAGCAAGCAAACAGGAAGCGGCGGAAAATTTAATGCAATTGATGAATATAGAATAAAAAAGGAAAAATAAAATGACTGAAAGAGAAAAGTTAAAAGAAAGAATTAAAAACATGAAGCTGGAGATTGATATATGCTTTAAAGAAGATGATCTTGATTTAGAAATGGCATTCTATCTTCAAATGCGACTCATTAATTTAATGGAAAAACTGGAGAAAGAATAAAAATGAGAAACTTTAAACAAGGAGACATAATTTATTATTTCACAACTACCACAACAAATGGGACAAATTACGACAAAGCCATTGCGGGTGAATTTGATATAAATCACATAAAGCTTGCAAAAGATTATTTTAAAAAAGAATCTCATAACGAAAAAGAATTCCCTCACCCAATATATAAAAACAAGATATCAGCAATCAATGCGTTATTTAAGGCATTAAAGATTAATCAAAAAAAAGAGGAGCAAATAAATAAAATAGTAAGCAAATAAAATTAAAAATAAAAAGGAGAATATTATGAAGATTGAAGAATTATACAACCATTACGATAAAAATGCATTTACTATACAAACAAGATTAGGTATTGAAATAAACGTTTTAAATCAATGGCTACATAAAGGATATATACCAATATCCGCGCAAATGCGCATTGAAGAAGACACTAACGGATTTTTCAAAGCAAACGCTCAGGATTCGAGACCAAAGGAGACGTAAAATATGTCATCAACAGTAACAAAAAGAATATCAGTTTGTCTTGCAGCAGTAGACATTAGTCAACTGGAAAAACTTATGCACGAACTCGGGGAAACTCAGTCGTCTATAATTAAACGGGCATTAACGCATTATTTCATGGAAACTTTTACAAAAAAAAGGGGAAACTATCATGATGGAGTACATAATAACTAAAGAGCCAACTACTACCCTGGAATTACCTTCTTTCCCTAACGGGAGACAAGAAAGATTTATAATTAAATTCCCCGCTGGCTGGCGGCAAACCATGTCGTCTGTGAATTCTGCGGGAGAGTCAAAACTGGAATTTACTTTTTCAGAGACTTTTAAGGAAAAAAAATAAATCTAAACCATAACATCTGTAATCATAGCGCGCGCAAGATTTTCTGCGCGCATTCCGACTTGCTTATGCCATAGAGAATCAAGCATACAGCGAGCAGCTTTAGGGTAGTCTCCAAATTTAACGGCGCCCAACATATCCTCAAACCCAAGAAGACCGCGAAGCCCGAGATTAAAACTCATATCAACCATCACAGCTTGACGAGTCTCCGAAAGAGATGAATAGAAACTTAAGGTCTTTTGTAGATTTTCGTCATGCCATTCGATGTCATTATCGAGTAAAAACTTACCTTCTACCAAACTAATTCCGCGAACTGTTAAATTCCTTCCGATTCCGATGGTTAAATTTCCGGTAGTATCCTTGTAGGGTTTTGAGCGAAAACTTTCCTCTTCGAACAAAACATTTTTTAAAATAGCTTTAGTCTCCGGTAGCATCCGAAATCCTTATCAAATAAAGCCACCAAATCTCAGGCGGCCAATATATAGCAAGGGTGCTATGTAGTTCCATCATGCCACCGTCCTAATTGTTACGTCAAGACGACCATCGGTGACTTTTTCTTTTTTTGCTATCATCAATCTCACAATCTGGCAGTCATCCGTAAAAACCCCGGCATGAGCCAGGGAATCCAGTGTAACTTTGAGAACATTATCCACATCCCGCCTGCGTTCATCAGGGGGAAACATTTCTATCTCGACGTCAAGAAGCTCTTTGCCAAACTTTTGTTTACCGACGCAACCAGCCCAAATGCTTTTTCGGTATGAGCGCACCATGGGGGTAAGATAAACCCCTTTTTGTCCCCGGGAGTAGCAATGATTAACGCTTACGCCGTTGGGATATGGCAGTGACATAATTAGCTCTTTCATTTTTCTTCATCTTCACGAAATTCAATACGAGATAATGCCTCGTCATCCATACCAATCAATTTCAAGGACTTTATCATAAATGTAAAATAATCATAACAAAATGCGAATTGCTCGTTAGGATTGTCAAGTTTGTTATTTTGAGAATAACTAATTTTTCTCCCATTATTTTCGATAGAAGTTTCAATTTTTGGCCAAATTATTTTCAATGGTCTTCTCCCCGTTTGCAAAAAAGAAAAAAATTAAAGCTTTTCGGTGGCTCATTACCAAAAAAACGTGACCGCTTGGTATAATGCACTAAAGCGGATTCAATTTCCTCATCTGTGCATTTTTCCAGCAAGTCTTCCCAGATTTCCGGGTCTTCGTATCCTGCTTTCCATTTTTCACGGTAACACTTTTTCAGGTGCCCGATTACCCGTTCCGAGGCTCTTATCTCTTTCTTCATCCTGAATACCTCCATTTTTATGCCTTAAAAACGATTTTAAAGGGGGTAGGTTGAACGATCAAAAATAATCACGTTGGTATTGTGCCGTATTTTTCTTTGTGCCACCCTTCGTAAGTTTTAGCGCCATTTATTATCATGTCGAAATTCCCCTGATAGGTTGAGTGTTGTCTAAGATACATATGATATTCATTATTTTTTTCATAAGCGACAGGTAGTTCATTACCATCGTATACACATTTGAACATTCCCAAGGATGGAATAATTCCATGAGAAATCAATGAAAATACAGTTGTGGAAGCCCTTCCCATGTCGTTTAGTTCCCATATCTTAAAAGCAGAAGCCCAGCTGCATAAACAGGATTGAAAGAAATCATTGGGAATATTATCCCATTTGAAACCCTCGAATAAGCTGTGAAATGGATTTGCTTTATACAGAGTTATCAGCACATGCTCTGCTATTTGAAAATATATTTCTTCAATTGGCTCATCGGAAAAACAAAATAGATCCAATATTATTTTTTTTCTGAAATCTTGTTTAACGACATTCATTTCTACCCCTTATTTTAATTAACTCTTGAACTACCCAAAGATAGAAGCAGTTCTTTCAAAGCCACAGGTCTTTCACGTGGAGCCCGAACTTCCGCAGTATTATATTCAGAAAGCTTGTCTTTCGGTGCAAATCTCTCGGTAACTTTCGTGACGATATTCATAAACTGCGGGGATGCGGCTATTTCTGCATTCTTTTTTTCAAGCGCATCTTTCTCACGCTTTGCAATCTCTTCGTTGTTAGCCGCTCTGTCTTCTTTTTCCACCCATATCCTGGGCTTGCTATTCATTTCCCTGGTCTTGAAATATCGCTCGTCTCTGTTGAGCCATGATTGTAAACGCTGAGGGCTAACAAGTTGTGGCTCTTTCTGTGTAGCGTAATGGGTTATGCATTCGTCAAGCACTTCTTCAAATGTTTTATCCAGTCCTTTGGTCTGTAATTGCTCATGCTTGAGTTTTGATTTTTCATCTTTCAAACATTGTTCCCGAAGAAATGTTGATTTTCTATATTGTTCTGAATCTGGAAACATAGCTTGTTCCAAAATAAAATCGCCTTCGATCGCGCGCGCTGTGTGTGTGTTGTTTTTAGTAATGGATAAGTTAATGGGATGGTCTCCATATTGTGGAGGGGGGGTCTCTATATTGTGGAGGGGGGGTATATTTTTTGAAGAGGGGTTGTGGATAACTTCGTTGTTCACAAGATTTGGTTTGGCAAGCGAATATAGTTCCTGCGCCAGATGATAAACCGTTTCAAATCCGGTTTTGGATTCTCTTTGTAATAAACCCATGTCTTCAAGTTCATTAAAACATGTATAGGTTTTAGCCTGACTAATTCCAGAAGCTTCCGCAATTTGAGCAACTGTTCTGCTTACTTTTGATACTTCTTCGCCAAAGTCAGCCTGGAATCTTAATGCTGTATAAACTTTGTAGGCGTATGGAGAAAGTGCTTTGAAAACGTTTTCCTGGATATTTACGTATCTTTGGTAAGTTCTTTTGGTAGTAAATGATTGATGGATGTTGTTATTCTGATCGCTTGTGTTATAATTTTGTTGTGACATATAATTTTCCTCGTAGTTAATGTTATGTCCAATTGTGCGTGGATGCGCAAAGACAAAAGCCGAGTACCAAATACTTGTGTCTTATGTTATTGAAGCTTGAATGAGTAACTTTGGTCGGTCGGTTCATTCAAACACTATTTGTGAGGCAGGAAGCCTCTACACCCCTACTTTCCTGCTCTACCCTGTCATTATGCCTCAACTTCACCATCCTTCAAAGATGGTTTGTCAATTAAAGTTCCCTGAGCAATCTCTGCTATCCATAAAAATGTCTTATCCCTACCCATATCTATGTCATAGGTTACTCCAATCTGTTCAAACCAAGATAATATTCTTGCTAAATAGTTGGCTGTTGAATGTCCAATAAGATAAATTATCTCGCTTGCATCATCTTCCCCTTTGAATTCTTTTATTTCTTGGTGTATCACATCCGTAAGCCTTGCACCTATGCGCGATGCCTGCTCTAAACTCCAATTCTGGTCTTTAACTATCATAATGTTCCTTGTTTAAGTGTTTTTGCATGAGATTGTAGTTTACTCTGACACCAGTATTGAAAAACTCCATAAATTCGTTGTAATCAGCTTCTTTTTCTATAAACCACATCAGACGCGGTAGCATATTGATCATAACCGCAACAACGAGCGTGTGAATTTCATTTTTATCCTGAGTGATTTTGCTCATGTGACCAGATATTAACTGTAAAGCATTAATTCCCGCTCTTTCATGCCTTTCATCAAAGCCCAAAGGGTTATTTTTTTTAACCTTTTTCATAATTTTCCCCTCAATGTATAAGCTCACCGTCGCCATTTTCAATACATGCTTTCATCATTTCATGAAGCCGCAAAGAGGTTTTAATAAGAGAAGAACAATAATCAAGAACATCTTCTTCACGAACGCTGGCTAACATAATTCTCGCGAGCATATCCGGAAAAAGCATACCAACTATAAGATGTATGGGAACTTCGTTGAAGTTTTTGTCCCCTGTTACGAGGCTTTCAGCGCCTTTCGTCATGTGGAGCACGCAGTCGATGCTTAAACATTGTATTTGTTCCATGCCAGATATAAACCACGGCATGGATTTTATAGATTCCTTCATTTTTTCCCCTTGTTATATAACAGATATCATTATATACTGTTTACAAATCAAAACAAAGGGTTAAAAATGGCTAATAATAAAAAAAATGACGGGGAACTATTGAAGGCGCGATTGTTCCGGATGGATGATAACACGTATAATATGGTTAAGAAGATGGCTTTCCTGGAAAACAGGTCTGTTAGCTCATTGTTGCGCGAATGCGTAACAGATAAAATAAAAACTGTGAAAAAACTGTTGACGAACACCGATATCATGATATAATACAAATTAAGCGCTACTACTGAAGCCTGAAGAGTTCCAGCAGTAGCTATCATCAACACACCTTGGGAGCGAATTAGATGAGTGACCACACTATAACTCAAACAGAAGTTTTGTTTCAACTGGCAGGATGCTGATATGAACAAACACTACGAACGACTTGTCGACGCAATCGACACATTGGTAATAAATTATGAATGGAAAAGCCAAAATGATATGGATGATGGCGAAATTGATTTTTTCGATCTTGACTGGGACGTACAGGCAGATTTAACTCGACTCATGATCGAAGCCGATGGCCGTGAAGTATCTGAATGCTTCCTGGATCCGCAGCAATTCATGCAAGACGATGATGCTACCTGCGCTTTACTTGTTATGTTAAAAAATCCCACGCAGGAAAATAGAAACAACCTGACAAATGTGATTCTGAACAGGTCTATAAAACTGCATGCCAAGTCTTTGCAAACAATGATTGATGAATCATTAAGGGCACAATATGCTGAATTTATGGAACAGCTAAATAAACGACTGGTAAGAACTGGCCCTGCTGAATACGAGTGGAGGAAGGCATCGTGAAGGATTATATGACGACTAATCAGCGATTAAAGTGGCTGAAAAAAAGAGAAAAATTCTGGACACAAATAAGTGGATGGATGCTTTTATCAGGACTTTCAGTAATCAGTTATTATCAATACGTGTGGAGATAATCATGGCATTAAGAGGCATAAAACCGAATAAAGTTGAGAAGCGATTAAAGGCATTATTCTACGGAGCGGCGGGCGTTGGAAAGACAACGGCCGCTATTAATTTTCCCAGACCTTATCTTGTGGACACTGAAAAAGGTTCTATAAATGATAAGTATGTGGACATTATAAATAATAAGGGTGGCGCGGTATTTCATTGCTCAGATTTTGAAGAATTGATACAGGAAGTTACTTGTTTGTTAACGGAAAATCATGAGTTTAAGACATTGGTTATTGACCCTATGACTACTCTGTATAATGACTTGCTTGATAAATCTGCGCTGAAGAATGGCACGGAATTTGGCCGTCATTATTCGGAAGCAAACAAGAAAATGAAGCATTTGTTAAGCCTATTATTAAGGCTCGACATGAACGTAATCATAACCAGTCACGCTAAAAATGAGTATGGGCAAAACATGAGTGTATTGGGTCAAACTTTTGATTGTTACAAGAAGCTTGATTATCTTTTTGACCTGGTTTTTGAGATACAAAAACGAGGAAAAGACCGGGTAGGGGTTGTTAAAAAATCACGAATTGAGAGCTTTCCTGATGGCGATACATTCCCTTTTGGATACGATGAAATAGCGGATAGGTATGGCCGTGATGTGTTGGAGCGGGATGCGATTGCCCAGAAATTGGCTGATTCTTCGCAAGTAAAAGAATTGCGAGGACTAATTAAATTACTGAGCATTCCTGAAGAAACGGTTCAAAAATGGCTTGACAAGGCAGAATCAGAACGATTCGAGGAAATGCCGTTTGATTGCATTGAAAAATGCATTGATTTCTTAAAGAAAAAAATTGATAACGAAACAACAAAAGGGGAAGCAGCATGAGATTTACACCTAAAAGCGAAACGGAACTTTCAATGACAAAGCTTTTGAAGCCAGGCATATATGACTTCTATGTTGAATATGCTGAAGAAGCCGTTTCAAAGAAAGGTAACGAGATGATTAAAGTGACACTTAATACATGGGACCAGGAAGGAAAGCAATACGTATTATATGACTATCTTCTTGAAGCTATGGCATATAAACTCAAGCACTTTGCAGAGGCAACAGGACTTGGTGAACAATACCATAATGGGCAATTAAGTGCTGAGGATTGTAAGAACAGAAAGGCAAGATTTGAAGTTGATATAGAGGAAGGAAAGCCCCGGGACGACGGGAAATTGTTTCCACCAAAGAACATCATCAAGGATTATATCGTACCAATGATTCCTGAAAACTTGACAAAGGAGCAGGAATTGACTTTGAAAGAGAATTATTCGAACGAATTGAATGATGATATCCCATTTTAACTTTTTATGACAATAGCAGGCGGACAGTGACGCCGGGGTAAGCAGGTTTGCGTTGAAGCGTGGGATAAGACGCATTAAAGACAATCTGGTAACCACAATCGCGAACGGCCTTTGTGTCTACGCTATGTTTGATTTGATAGTCACTCATAGACAGTAACCCGCAATCGAGTGAGTGCAATTCTCATCTATTGTCACCATTTTAATAATAAGGATAGGAAATGAAGTCAAAGTTCAAAGAAATAGAAGAACAGGATTACACAATAACTATATATCAAACGACTGTGGTTAAAAAAGAGCGCTCGGATATTCATTACAAGGAAAGTTACAATCTATTCACCTACAGCATTAAAGATACAAATGATAATGTAATAGAAGAAGATGAAGACATACGAACCTCTTATATGAATGTAAAACAATGCGAGCAGGAGGCGATTGAGCAAGTTAATGAATTAATAAATAATAATAATTTAAGGATGTAAAATATGAAATTTACTTATATTTTTGTTAACCATAATAATGGGCATAAAATTACATACCATCCCTTTGTTTCGAATTCGATTATTTCACAAGAATTTGTAAATAAATTACTTGAAACTATTCCAAGTGCTCACAGGCTTGGAACTTGTGTGGAACAATTATTAGAGAAATTAGATGAAAAAAATATTACTTTTTCTTATTTTGAGTGTCCTTGTTGCAAACAAATAATTCATTCTATGTATAAATTCAGTATAGATGAATTTGAGCGTATTGTTGGACGAGAGGTTACTATTTTAGAAGGCATAAGCGGGAATTATTAAAATGACTGAAATATTTAAAATAACAAACAGCAACCTTGAATCTACGCGTGAAAAATCCATTGAAGTTCACGCATTTCTTTTAAAGTTCTTAAGTAAATACGAAGATTGTACGCGAGGCGGAATTCATGATTTCATAGAATTGACCTTATTTAATATGATTAATCTGTCTATAAAGGAAATAAATCATTACTTAAAAGACGGTCATAAACAAGTTAATGCTAATGAGATAATGAGTATTGTTGTGTACAGTTATCAGAAAATTCTAGACCGAATTAAGCGTAATCTGGAAAACCTACAAGAGGTAAATTTTCAATGAATAAAGAACCAAGATATCATGTTTTTGGTCAATGTGAGCATGAGGCGATTGAGAAAGTTAATGAATTGATAAATGATAATAATTTAAGAATGTAATTGGGAGAAAATAATGAAAGAAATAAATGCAACTTCAGCGCTCACAATAACCAAGAAGAACTTTATTGGAAGCGGAGTAGATGAAATATTGGAATGCACAGCTAAAAGATTGATAAATGTAATAGAAGACAAATTCATAGATTTAGTTTTATCAGACTTGCAGGAAATTGATAATGCTTATCAATTTATCTTAACTATAAAAAGAATCGATCCGGAATAATATTTAACCAAAGCCTTGGGGGCAACATGAAAATAAATGACGCAGTATTGTTAAAATTATATACGATGCTTATAAAATTGGTTTTGACAATTGAACAAAGATTAAATTATCCTGCAATACCAAAATACAAGGAATTTCCGGAACTAAAACAGGGAGAGGTGCCATTTTGATTACATTATTTATAAGTTGTCTAGCTTCATTCGTTATTGGCATAATAATCACCATTATATCGATGGTGATTATTTTTGAGAACATGGCCTATGATAAATACGTTTTAGAACTCGATGAAAGTGAGTTCAGAAAATGAACAAAAACAGTAAGTCATTGATATTTAACAGTATTTTCCTGTTCAAAACTATATCAATATGTTTGATCATATATTACACAGCTACCAATTATGTGATATCGTTGATAAATAAGGGTTTTCTGTATTAAGTCTGATTATTCACATAATCAGGCTTATTAAAAAGCTGGTGGTTGAGGTCCATGTACGACAACATCCAGATGACCGTAGCCCTGTTCAACAGTAAGAGTTTGACCTGGTTTTGCAGCATCAGCCGAAGAATATCCTACGACATTGATGTATGAGTTAAACATTTGAGTATAGACTTTATAGCTTCTTGCTTTAACTACAACGCCGTGATGCATGCCAGGTGTTATATTCCACGCATTAGCGGGATCTATTCTTGTGCCGTTTATAGAGTTTGGCAATGTGGCAAGCACAATATACGATCCAATCTGAGCATTATATTTATAATTGTTCGTGCATTCGAAAGTAGAAGTTATAGTTAAAACATCATTAGCATTCAGAATAGGTATATTAACCGAGTATATTACTACCTGTTGATTGGTTTGAATATTCAGCGTGGTAACCAGTTCTTTGAGTGACTCATAAAATAATGGCATTTTACACCGTTATCAAAATAGTACCGCCAAAATTAATATTAGTTGCGGTTACGACTTGCGTAGTCGTGAACACAGAATCCGCAACGCCTGTGCCTGATCCAAATAATTGTATAAAGTTAGTAGCAGCGCTCATTAATAAATTAATACTGGTTCTTCCAGCTGGCCATGTTGTTCCGGAAGAAAACATGAAAGCTGACCCGATATATTGAAAAGTAGCAGCCGTTAAACCCGATCCGGATATTTGCATATTACCAGAAGCAGTTGTGTAGGTAGGTGTACAGGATATCTGGAAAGTAATTAGGGTAAGGCTCCCAATTTGCATGTAATAACCGGTTTGGGTTGCATAGGAAACCGATAAATTACCAGGGGTTGCAAAGGTTAATGTCGGAGTCCATGGCGTTAATGTGGTATAAGTGGATAAGGATGAGCCGCCGAAATTAACACTCGTAGCAGTAGCTGCGCCTAAAACAGGAGTAATTAAAGTAGGAGTATTAGCACCTACAAAATTTCCTGAACCTATAGCACCTGATAATCCGTTTCCTACTGCATTGATTGTGGTCATATTGTATCCTTAAGAAGCGGTAAAGGCTGTGGATGAACTGGAATGTATTGCCCATGTTGTATTGGCAACCGTTGCAATCAATTCGAGTGCATCTGTATTATTGGTGCTGGCAAATGAGGTGGTATAGGTATTACCAAAGGCTTTAATGTTGGTGGAAGCACCGAGAGCTAGTGTCCATGCAGCGCCCTGACCTACTACGCCAATTCTTGACCCCACTGCAAAGGTTGTTGGTAGAGTAACTGTAGTTGCCGAACCACTTGTCAAAATATAGCCATTCCCAACAGCTGCGCTTATTGAAGCATTGGAATTTGCTGCATAATTTATCGCAGAGCCACCTGTATTGTTAATGGTTATGGCGCCTGATGCAGAGGTAATGGAAATTCCTGTACCTGCTGTTAGGGTGGCAGCACTTGGATCGGAAGATGTTGTACCAATCAGCACCTGACCCGCTCCCAATACTATAGGTGTAACCGCAGAAGAACCCTCGCCGATTAATACCCCATGAGCTGTTGGATTTGATAAACCAAGTCCGCCTCTGGTTGTAGATAAAGTGCCGCTCCATCCAGCTGTTATTGAGACTGCCTGTAGTAGAGAGGTAGCCGGTGTGCCACCTAGGGTTAAGGTGACATTAGTATCATTACTTTCGGTAAGGGCAGCTGGGGTGATTCCATTAGAAGGTGTTGCCCAGGTGCCATCCCCACGCCAGAATGTAGTTCCTGATGCGCTGGTTCCGGAATTTAGATTACCTACTGGAAGATTCCCGGTCACTCCATTTGCAAGATTTACCTGTGCCCATGCCGGGTTATTTGATGAACCGGTATTGGATAAATAATTTGTGGTAGCTGTAGATTTGGCAAGAGCAGAAAATGTATTTCCAGCGCTTCCATAAATTAAGTCACCCTGATTTAAAGAACCAAGACCTGTACCACCGCGTGTAACCGCCAGAGTTCCTGTCCAACCTGCTGTTATGGATACGGCTTGTAGCAGCGATGTTGCAGGAGTTCCGCCGAGTGTTAAGGTCACGTTTGTGTCATTAACTTCCGTAAGCGCTGATGGAGTTGTTGTATTGGTATTGGATATGGTAATTGAGCCAGAAGCTGAGCTTATTCCTATTCCAGTGCCTGCTGTTAATGTTGCGCCTACCGGGTCACTTGCAGTAGTACCAATTAATACTTGTCCTGCTGTGAGCACAATGGGAGTAACGGCTGATGCGCCTTCACCAATTAAAATTCCATGCGCTGTGGGACTTCCTAAACCTAAGCCGCCCCTTGTTGCTGACAGTGTACCAGTCCAGCCTGCAGTAATAGAGGTAGCCTGTAACAAGGCATTTGTGGGAGAGCCACCAAGGGTTAGCGTTACGTTGGTATCGTTTACCTCTGTTAGGGCTTTACCAGATGATGATATTAAATCACTGTATTGAATGCCACTATCGGTACCAGCGGTATAGGGGCTATGAACCAGGTAAAATAAATCGGTGGCCACAGGTACGGTGGTTGGATTGGCAATATAAATCTGATCCAATGTTTGTGACATATCGAAAAATCCTTTTTCAATAATTTAAGCCAGCGATAGAAAAGAACTTCCGTCGCTTAATAATAATGGTGTGTCATCCGTTTCAAGTAAAAATCCTCCAATCGGAGGAAGAGGAAAAACTGCTTCCTCATCTATCAAAGTAAAAATGCTATCGTTCGCAATCCCGAAATTTTCATCAAAAATAAAAGGGAAACTATGCGTAGGCATTATCAGGCCACATCACTACGCTAACATCAGCAGTTGTTTGACTGGTAATCATGCTTATAGTTGTTCCAGACGTTAATCGTACAGAAGCAGGATTCATCTCATCCGTTGTAGCTGTGAGCGTTGCTCCCGTCGGGGTTGCAGCGGTAGCCCCTGTGAAATTTACCCAAACATTATTCGGAGAATATCGAAAAGAGACTATCCACGACGGAGAGGACGAAGGCACTACTACGCTTGTCGCAGCGTTTGCTGTCAAGGTCGCTTTATATTTTATGGTAGAGGGTTGAGGCGCAAAGGCATTATAACCTTGCATATCCCTGCCAAAATTCAAAGGTACTGGTGTGGCCATCGTTAAAATCCTTTTAACGTAATATAGTAATTATTCTACAGTTTCATAAACATATTGTACAGTGTGTATGGTTGAACAACGTTCGCTTGTGCCTGACTTGCAGGATAGTTAAAAACACCTCCAGTAGTAGTTACCGTACTGGAGTTCTGTCCAGATCCTATTTGCAAATGAGATGATGAAGAGTTCATTATAAAACCTGTTCCAGGACTTAAAGGATTATGTTGATGCTGAGCTATTTCAGTCAATAATTGTAAATGTCCGTATTCACCGGCAAACGAGCCATATTGCAAGGTATTGAATGCAAAAGGCCCACCATTAGTGCTACCAGTTATAGCTACAGCAGCAACGGCATTTGCAAAAGATATTGCAAGCTGAAATGTTGTCCCATTATACAAAGTGATATAATAAGGTGTATTTATCGTCAATGGGCCCGTGGGAGCTGTAGTTGGAAAATAAATCGGCATTCCTATGAAATAGATAGTTCCAGGAGCATTAACCGGTGTAAATACGTCAGATGCTACATTAACAGTATTTACATAAGGGCCCAATAGACTGTTTTGCAAAATAGTTGATAAAGGAACCGTTCCCATTATTACGGCACCCATGGATCCCGTGAGTGCCAATTGATTCCCTATAGTAAAGTCTGAAAGTGCGGTTGTGCTTTGAGCTGTACCATACCCTATAGCCGTAGTACCCCCAGGATTATACATTTGTGCTATAGGATTTGTTCCTGACGCAGATGTACCGGTACTAAATTGTTGAAAAGAATTCCAGATAAGATTATAGAGCGGCCAGCATGCATTGGAGCGAAGCGTTGAGGCGCTACCGAGAGGATTTGATATTGTTCCATCATTTAATGGCACCCATCCATAAGGCATGAAGGTATTCAGTGTGGCCCTGATATCACCAGTTCTCGGACTGCTAATAATAGTATTTATTTCGTCATAACTTGAAAAGTCATTAACTGGTACTGTTGGACTCAAATAGATAGAAGGCAATGCGAAGTTTACGTTCACAGCGGCAGCAGGACTTAATCCAACTTGCAAGTAATAAGCATCGTCTCCCGCTGCGGAAAGTGTTACGCCACTTGTAGTCTGAAATGTAAACGTTGCTTTGTATTGCGTCCAGGTAGGGTCTAATACGGGTATTGTTAAAACCACAAGCGGCATGGAAGATGTCGCACCAGAGCCTGCAAATGCCAGAATACTTAAGGTTAAAGATGAGCCTATTGTGCTCATAGCCTGTATGGTTACTGTTGCGTTTGTTTGTTCCAGCGTCTGCTGATGCAATGATACAGGGAAATTATATACTTTATAAGTTTGTCCGCCTTGTGCTGAGCTTGTATGATTTATGTAAAATTCTGGTGTGATATCTGTTTGTGTTGGAGGGCCCTGGAATGGTGCGAAACCTTGTGCAAATTTAGTGAAGGTTATGGTATCAGTACCTGAATTTGAGCCCTTTTGAAACGTTATATCAGGTAATATGTAGCCGTCATGCTGATCAGGAGCAACTGTTACGTAAAATATAGGATTGTTGGAATTTATGCCAAGTATGGTCGTTGAGTTTGGTAAGGGATTTGTTCCGGTATTATACGTTCCAATATTTCTCCAGAATCTACCATTCTTAATAAGATTCTTATTGGTTGCAGAACCAGGTCCAAAAGGAGGCAACGGACCATTTTGACCAGGAACCCATGGAAAGTTATATCTGGTAAATTGGTCTGTCTGATTAGAATCCTGTACTAATACCGTGTATGCCTGAAATGTGTTACCCGTTGCGTCTGATTCATCCCAGGGGTAATAAAAAGGTATTATATCATTGCCGTTCTGATCTACCATTGTTCCGGCAGCACTTAATGTCATAGGATTAGGAAGCGCTGTATATTCGTAAGTATTAGGCATCGTTCCTGTCTGGTAATACCATCTTTTTAAGAACATGGTACCGTCTGCAAACATGGATATAATGCCGCCAGCCAAAGGCTCGCCAGTTTTGGATACTAGTTCATCCTGCAACATGGCAGCTGAGACAAGCTTGTCTGGATTCCCTGTGAACATTTTTCGCTTCCTGCGATTAGTTAGTTTAATGATACATTATTGAACTGATAACACAATAGTTTTGCGCGCTTATTTCATGTAGACTATATAAAACGCATAAGGATATGTGGAATGATTACCAGAGGACAGAATTTTATACCTGTTGATTTAAATATCGTGGGTTCTTCCACATTCGGACGATATCCCAAAATAAGTGTTGAAAAAACATACAACATGTTCGTGTCAGATGAATTTCTGGTGGATTACGCAGGATATAAAATAGCAGTTCCCGCTTCAAGTCTTGGTGGTGGAACCGAGGGCCGTGGTATATTTTTCAGTACAAAATTTCAAAAACTGGTTGTTGTTATTGGTCAGGGTGTCTATTTTGTAACACTTACCTATAATCAGCAAACAAGACAAATACAATTTTCAACTGTAAACTTTTTGGGAAATCTACTTGGTGTCAGTGGTGTGGTGTACATAACGGAAAACAATAAGCCGCAAATTGCAATAACTGACGGTCTGGAAATATATATTTACGATCCCACCGTAGCCACTTCTTTGCAGATAGTTCCTGCTGCACAATATGGGGGCGTTACTTTTAAACCTGGGTATATAACATTCCATGATACTTATTTTATTTGCGCAGCGCTTAGTGATAGCAATGGGAATACGAACACATGGAGGTTATCCGGACAAAATGAGGGATTAATTACTCAGACAAATGGTCAGCCTGCATGGCCAAGCGTTGGTCAGAATGTTGGGTTACTGCAAACAAAACCTGATAATATACAGGCTGTAGTACGATTTCCATCCAAAGGCAACATGATTTTCGTTATGGGCCAGAATGTAACTGAAGCCTGGTTTGATACAGGTGCCCAGATTTTCCCTTACCAGCGTGCCAATCAGTATAATATTGATTATGGATGCCTATCACCTGCAACCGTAGCCTATATGGATCAATTAGTTGTATGGCTTGGTGGTAATGAAAAATCAGGCCCTATCATTCTTGCATCCGATGGCGGAGAACCGCGCAAGATAAGTACTGATGGTATTGATTACGTGTTTGCCCAGTTACAAAATCCTCAAGATTCTCAAGCATTTTTATATCGTCAGGATGGACACGTTTTTTATCACATTAATTTTTATAGTGACAACCTGTCTTTATTTTATGACTTTAACACGGATAAGTTTTATCATGCTTGCGATCAAAACGCCAATTACTTTATAGCCGCACAAGTTGCCTATTATAACAATCAGTATTACTTTGTATCAAAGAACACGGGAAATATTTACGCATTTGATACCATATTCACCACCTATCAGGATTCTTTTGCAAACGGGACTATGTTTGAGCGAGAAATACCCAGGGTTAGGGTATGCAAGAATATAAGGCGAAAATCCCAGGAATATTTTGTCGCCAATGATGTAGGCTTTACCATAGAAACCGGTGAAACCAATTATTTCTACCAGAACATAAATAACGTACAAACGCCAACGGTGCCGCGTGTTGACTTATCAATATCACGTGATGGCGGTGCAACTTTTGGTAGCTTTACGCCTTACTATCTAAATCCTATAGGTTTACGAAGTAACAGGCTCATGTGGTGGCAGTGCGGAATAGCAAATGACATGGTGTGTCAGTTCAGTTTTCATGGAATAGGACGATTCCTATGTACAGATGGCGTGGTTAATATAAGGATATAAATGGCAAATACACAGGCCAAGCAGAATCAATCGATATTTCCGGATTTTCCGCGAGAGGCGCCTGCTGTTGATAAGCAGGGAAACTTTACGGATTTATGGAATTTAGGTCTGGGTACATTGTTTCAGGCTTTGCAGGATAACTTCAAGAATGAGGGCATTTTATTCCCGAGCTTGAGTGCTGCGGATATTGCAACTATTCAGAGTATATATGCGCCTTATATTGGTCAACCATTGCCCATAGGAACTGTTCCGGGCACTCCAAGTTTGCCGGATATTAGTGGTCAGACGGTGTTTGATAAAGATAACAGAGTTTCCTGGCAATTTGTTATTACTTACGATAGTTCCTCGCCTCCTTTGATACTGACAGCGCAATGGCGTCAATTAGCATATGTATAATAAGCTGGCAATATTTACCGATTTTGATATGATGTAATGATTAAATATTTATGCAATATGTAATTCGGTTTAAACATTTTAAAAGGATTTTGAAATGGGATTGGCAGAAGGATTAGGCGGAATTGGTTCTGGTCTTTATGGGTTATTTGGTCATCAAACAAACCCCTATAAAGCACCTATAAAAACAATAGGACAAATACCAGAGAAAACAGCGGGATTATATAAGCCTTATGTTGACGCCGGCGCAAGTGCTGTTCCGAAACTGGAAGACCAGTACAATAGTTGGATGACTAATCCCGGTAAGAAAGTAAATGAATTCGGTGGAGAATATCAGCAATCTCCCGGATTTCAATTCGCTCTACAACAAGCACTCCAGGGCGCTAATCAATCGGCAGCTGCCGGGGGTATGGCAGGGAGTCCAGCATCGCAACAACAAAATATGGGGATTGCTACCGGGATGGCTAATCAGGATTATAATACTTGGCTGGATAAAGTACTCGCACAATATAATGAAGGATTGCACGGTGAACAGGGGACTGCTAACCGTGGTCAAAGTTCAGCGCATGCTCAGGCCGATCAGATTGCCCAGGCTATGGCAGAGAAAGCCAGAATGCAGGCAGCCGCACAAGCAAGCCAGAATCAGGGTAGATCGAACGCAATAAGTGATATTGCTTCCGGTGTTGGCAAGATATTTTTCTAAGGAATAGACATGTTTTCATCAGGTGGTCAATATCCAATTCTTACTCCACAACAGATGGGCGGCGGTATATTGCAGGATGCTTTGCGAAAATATCAGGAAATGACGAAAGCGCAATATGCTACAAGGCATCATGAAGCCGATATTTTGTCAAAGCAATTAGGGCCACTTGCACAGATTGCTATTAGTCCTATAGCAGAAGGACTGGATTCTAAACAACGCGAACAAATAATGAATTATATTTCGCAGATGATTCAGAATCAGGGACAAGGTCAAGGTATTCCCGGTGGTCAGGCTCAGGGTGGTGGTGGCATCATGGATAAGATTGCCTCTATGTTTCATGGTGGTCAGCAAGGTAATGCCTCTGCTCAGGGTCAAGCAACAAATATGCCCCAACCTCAACAAAGTGGGCCGGAAGGTGGATTAGTTCCCCATGGTTTGGGCGGGAAAATTACTCAGCCTTTCACTGAGTCTGGCTATACAGGTGGAAAAGCTCATAGAGATGCCGAAGGTAACATTATTCAGACGCCTGGGTCAGGTGTTGTAAGTCAGGGTGAAAATGCTCTGTTACAGACCAAAGGATTAAAGAAGACATTTGATGAATATTCTAAATTGGCGTCACAATTTGCTGGTACTGGAAAAATAAAAACAAATATTTCCGAGATTGCTGGAGGTATAGAGAAATTAGGCCCTTTGGGCAAGATTGCTTCCCAGTTCATGGGTGGTAGAGGCCCAGCTGAAGCAAAAGCCAAAATGATATCATTAAAGGCTCAGATGCAACCAGGATTGCAATCTATAGGTCTTAATCCCCATTTGATTGATTCTATATTTTCAGTACATCCAGGAGAATCTGAAGAGGCTGTTGCAGCAAGATTAAAGCAAGCGTGGCCTTTCATCGAGGGAAGGATTAAGAATTACAATAAAGCTTTGGCTTCAGGTATAGAGGTTAATCCTGAAGCACAGGGTAATATGCAGAAAAATGTAACAGAGAATGTCGGTCAAGTTTCAAAAGATATACAGCATACCGCTAAATTGTTTAACACAACACCAGAAATTGTTATGGAAGCCCAAAAGGTTGGCATAAAAAATGCTGCTGAATTCAGGGACTGGATAGCGAATAGAAACAGATGAAAACTGCAAAAAATACAAAAGCACCAATGAATTTATTTCCTGAAGCAGAAAGCTCTGGGACTAATTTATTTCCTGAATCGCAAGAATCTATGCAACCTGAAATGCAGGAAGAGCAGCCTTCTCCACAAGAACCAATGCCACAACAAGCTTCCCAGCAACCGGCTGATCTTCAATCCATGATTGGCAATCTACTTAAACAGCAGGGAAATTACACTAAAGGTGCATTACGTGGTGGCGCTCAGGGTGTTGGTGATGTTCTTGCTTCCATGGGTAATGTGGGAATGGAAGCAGGCGAAGCTGTTGGCAATAAACTTATGCCTTCTTTATTCGAGCAGATGGGAATACATTTCCCTCATGTAAGAATTCCTCATCCTGAATTAACCAAACATCATAATCCTGCGTCAGCGTCAGAGGCTGCTGGTGAGACGATAATGGAAAATGTTTTACCGATGTTAATTCCTGCAATTGGAGGAGCTAAAGGCGCTCAAATTGGCAATACAGCATTGCAGAAAGCACTTGCAGGAATCGCATCAGGTGCAGCAACCGGTTATGCATCCAATGAAGAAAACAGGCCTCAGGGTGCTGTTGTTGGTGGTGTGGCTGGTCTTATTCCTTCGGCCTTGCAAGGAATTGGAAAATATATTTCATCGAGAAATGTTGGTGCTCACGAACCTGAATTAGAGCAGGCATTAAAACATTTGTTAGGTCAGGAATCCGAGTTGAAAGGTGTTGAAAGAGTTGCCTCGCATGAATTTGGTGCCAGAGACCCTGAGTCTATGTTGCTTAAAATGGCCGATAAAGAAAATTCGTTAAAAGAAGCCAACCTTTTAAAAGAAAATAAATTACCTGAAGAAAAAATGTTACCTGGAGAACAAACAGTACCTGAAGCAAAGCACAATATAGAAAATGTTCATAAGGCAATGGCGGAGCATTTAGGAGAAGGTGAGGCCCATATACAAAAACTTTCTAATCATATAGTAGATTCTATAGAAGGTAAGAAAGTCCCCTATGTTGATGAAAAAACCGGATTTACAAAATTAAGACGTGAAGGAGGCTTTAGAAAGATAGTAGGAAGCAAGTTTAACGATCTTACAGAACAAGTGGCAGGCAGGAATATTGAACTACCTGGAACGGTTGATACTAAAGCGCTTCAGAAATCTTTAATGGATTCGCCTGTTTTAAAAAGTCGTTACTTGACCGATAAAGCACGTGAAAAGTTAGAGAATGAAATAAAAGCATTTCATACAAAACCTGGTGAAAACGTTAGCGGGGCAGCTTTTTTAAATTCTTATAGAACACTTTCACGTATCGAGGGCAAGACGCGCTCGCAAGCTTTTAAATACGGTACTCTGGATCCAGATAAATATATCACTGAAGCAGATGCAATAAAGAAACAAATGGCATCCATGGAAAATTTAATGGAAAAACATTTTCCACCAGACGTTATGACCAAGTTAAGAAAAATTAATCATATATACGCCACTCATGTAGCACCGCTCAATGAAAACCCTATTTACCAACAAATGTTAAAACATGGAAAATATAAGGGTGATTTAATTGAAGCATTAAGCGGAACTACAAAAGGTAATGAGATCCTTAACGATTTGATTCATTCACATCCTGAATTATCACGCCTTGTCCTGGGTAAATCATTTGCAAAATCTCCAGGGAAGCTCATGGAGCCCAATAAACTACTTGATCCATACCTGAAAGCAAATCCTGAGATATCTCGGCTTATGGAGCATCAGAAGACCGCTCATAGCAATCTGGAACATGCTCAGCAAATGGAATCAATCCATAAGGTAACCAATGAAATACCTAAATTGCAATCAGACCTTAAACGGATGCAGGAATTACATGATAAATTGCGAAAAGAAGGAAACTTAACCGCAAGCGCGAAAGAAAATTATAAGTCCAAAGAAGACGCGTTGAAGGAAGCTATTAAAAAGAAAGAAGAGACTAAATCAAAGATTACCAATAGGGCTATAGGCGGATTGACAACCTTGGGGGTTGAAGAAGCTTTACGACGTTATCTCATGAAAGATTGACACATAATTAGTATTACTATAGTATGATTTTCATTATAATTAATAAGGGGAAATGATGAAAGATTTATTTATAGGCGCTATTTATGGAACCGTGTTATATATTTTGATATATGCCGTGTTATTACGATGATGAAATTAGGATGTAGACTTTTATAAAGCCGGACGAGTTCCGGTTTTTTTTCGTCTGCGATAAATGCTATCATGCAGAAAAGCAAAAGCCGGGTCAAAGGGTTGGCGCCCTACCGGCTTTCAAATTCACGCACTACATGACTACGGGGTAAGTATAACAAATGGCTAATATAAAAACAAATGTTCCGTATGATCAAATCCCGCATATCATTTTAAAGCATCCAGAAACAAAGTCAGAGCATAGAGATATTATGCGAGCGCTTTATAAAATACTTAAAGATAAATCCAAATGCACATATTCAGATGAAGCATTATCGGAAGAATGTCGAATACCAATTAGAACCCTAAGAAGAAGACTAGATGATCTTGAATCGTGGGGATTCATTAATCGAATGGGTAAATCATATGCAAGGAGATTTTCACTTGGTTTATTATTCTACACCACGGCCATGGTGGCTGATTCCAAATCGAACACCTCGGCCAAATCTGCAAAGACCTCGGCCAAAAGTGACATTGACCTCGGCCACAGTGGCCGAGATACTAATACTTCTACTAATACTTCTACTAAGGAGAATCTTTCTTTTTCTTATTTAACCCACCAGGAACAAGCTGAAATAAAACATTGCCTGAAAAATAATTTTGCATTATCTGCCGAGTTCAAACATCTTCAGCCATACTTGGATAAGGAAAAAAATGAAAAAGATAATAACTGAAGTGCGCATTATGTTACTTGAACAAAAGAATGATGCATTTCATCAAACTTTGAATAGATTAGATAGCAGAATGGATAGAATAGAATCAAAACTTGATAGAATAGATGCTAAAATTGATTCTAATTTTAAATGGCTATTGGGCGTGATTATTCCCGGATTAAGTGCTACATTTGCAATCATGACTCATGGATTTCATTGGTTTTGATTATGACTGAAATAGAAAAAATAAAGCAATGGGTTGAATACGTAAAGGAATGTCAAACAAATAAAGCCAAAAAAAACAATGGTATTCTGGAATGGGACTGCGGTTATATGACTGCTGTTGATGAGATAGAACGCATTCTTTCGGGCCAGGAGCCAATTAATCGCAAGGATTAATAAGGATTTCACTGATGTTATTAATTAGGCCTATAACCCTTTCCGATATTGACATCTCCGTAGTTAATTCCCGTTGACTGTGTCAGCACACTGGTCTTTATCATGCTCAGGTCTGGTGGCTCCATATACATTAATTTTCTTTGGTAAGATTGCAATATTTTCTCCGATTCGGGATTAAATACTATTCCATACTCCGAAGCCATGTATTTAGCGAGAGCGTATCGAAGGTATTCTATATAACTCGTATCATAACCTTGATTACTCGCGTTAATAAAGGCATACGGAACCGTCATGCTAACATTGGTTAAATCTGTCTGCAATGTGACGTCAACCAGAAATATCTTAACTATCATCTTTAAAGGATAATTCGATTCAGGAAGGAAGTAGACGCTTAAGTAACCTCCTCCTTCACTTCTCTGAAATGTCCAGTTAAAAGGTAATGATGCAATATTATCTACCCGGGAAGATCCAAAATAACGCCTCCTGGATGTCATGTCCATGGGATATCTTACTGTTCCTATGTTAAAAGTAGCTGACTCAACAAGCGCAACATAGGGAAGGAAATAGGATTCCTGATTAGCAATCAATGGCATTTGTATGTAGGTGTAATAGGGAATAAGGTCTACTTCAATCTGTTTGAAATTGAGTAAATCATTAAGCATCTGTAGGCCATCGTTAATCTGATCACCGGTTGGGGTTTGCAGATTACGCGCTACAATTCCGGATAAAAACCAGGAGCGGGTAATTAGCTGTTGGGCTGTATACGGCATAATTATCTCCCTTTATACCAAAGCCGGATAAGCCGTTGGCGATACACCTGTCCAGGCTGCAACATACAAGGAAACGGTATCGGCGCTTGAAAATATAAAATAATCTATTAGTGGTACCGTTGTTGCAGTAGCAAAAGCCGATATATATTGTGTTTGAGCAATTCCATCTTGTTGACCGATAATCGTTGCATTATTTTGATTATCCCCATTAGAACTTGTATACCTGAAAAACAGGCGGTTACCTTTCTTTGCAGGCGTATAAATTACATAAAACCAAACCAGTATGCATAGTAGGGAAGTGGTTGGAACAGCGCCATTTACTGATAAATCTACGGTAGAGCCGCCTGTTACATTTCCATTCATTAGCACATTAATAGGCCTAATATTATAAAATGTGAGAGCGTTTTTCATGTTTTGCGGTTTATGAACGGAGTAGTCGAAAACAGGGCCTGTAGCGGGATCTACAAACCCTATTAATCGTAAACTGTCATATCCATTTGGCATAATGGGAGTTATTTGAGCAAGGTGTGATAATAACCCTGCAACCGGATTATATCCTCTCGAATCAGCTATCATATACACGCCATATATCGTACTGGACACAAGCGTGCCTATATCTAATCCATTAACCCCATTGACCTGAGAATTAATAATTAAGGGTGCTGTATAACCCTTGTATAAAGGGGATGGTATTGTATTTCCCTGCAATCCCTGAAAACCATAAACAATATCAATGCTATTCGTTGAATCACGGCAACACCCTGGAGCTATGGCCAGTAAAGTAGGAGAAGCATAGGATATATTTAGTCCCTGAATGTACAAATAGGGCAATGGATATATCGGATTGTTCTGTACTTGTGGTGTTGCCACAATTATTCCTTAATCACATCATACCAGGGCAGGATATGCGGTATTTGATACACCAGTCCATGCAGCAACTGAAACAGAAACTGAATCACTTGAGGAAGTAACCAGATAATCAATTTCAGGTTTTGATGAACCAACACCTGCTATTACCTCAACATATTGACTCTGAGCAACTCCAGCAGTAATACCTGTTATGGTAACCACATTAGAAGTAGCTGTGCTTCCAGTAGGTCTGAACTCCACAACATCACCGGCAGCAGCAGGAATAAAAACAACCAGCAACCATACAATAACGTTAGGAAGTGTCGTTGTTGGAACCGCTGAGTTAGTAGTCAAATCAATGGCTGTGAAAGTAGTTGCAGTTCCTCCTGAAAGAACTGATGTAGCTGGTTGATTGTAAAACGTTAAGGAACCAGCCATATTTTGCGGTTTGTGAGTTGCATACACAAAATGCGAGGATCCATCGGTTTCAATAAATCCAATCAGACGGTAAGAATCATAACCTAAAGGTAATGTAGGATAAGCATTGGAAGTTAAGCTCAGTAATCCGCCTGTTGGGTTATATCCCCTTGAGTCAGCAATAATAAATATTGCATATTGGGTGCTGGCTGCAATTGTTCCCGTATCGAGTCCATTAATACCATTCACAGCAGAGCTAACAAGCAAAGCAGGCTGGTAATTTTGAAATTGAACTACAGGAAATGTATTGCCTTGCAAGTTAGGAAATCCAACCTCGATATCAATATTGTTGGTTGAGTCCCTGCAAGCGCCCGGGGCAATTGCCATGATAGTGGTAGAGGCAACAGAGCACTGCATGCCACTAATATATAAATGGGGCAATGAATAAATTGGATCGTTTTGTATTTGTGGAATAGCCATTTTATAACCCTCATGAAATGAGATTAAGCCCGCTTTCACGGGCTGCCGTATTAGCCTTGTGACAATGGGATCATCATGCGCATGGAGTACTCAGGAACAATAACTGAACCATGTACTTCGTCATAAATCATACCTGTCTGGTTTTGTCCGAATAATGAACCGTAAGTTAAACGTAAAGACGCGCCAGTTTCTGGATCGTATTCGTTTGCTGTGTCATACGGACTTTGTTCAGGCAACTGAGGCATAGCCATAAACAACGCTTCTCCGCCCAATATTCCACCGCAACGATGGGATGGGAAAGTCAGCAATTGCATGCCATTAACAATTGGATTGTTAAGATTCTGGTTTGCACCACCAGCCCAGTTCAACGCAGGAGTAATCGTAATAGTTACGTTACCGGAAGCATTGGCAGCCGCATTAGATATCGCTCTGAATTGCACAGGGTTAGCACTTGGTGAATGACCAATAAACGTCAGGTAACGCATATTTGGCTGTCCAGAAACACCGTCAGCAAACTGGAACATGTCACCAGCAAATACTGCGTTGGTATCAGAAGCAGTAGCCCCTGAAACAGTAATCTGAGTAACATTTTGACCGGTTGGGTCATTAGTGCTAATAACAGTTAAAGTTTGTGCGTTAACGCCTGTATCACCAGATACATGGATGGGCAGCAAGTTTGACTGATAGTAATGAACTAAGGGAGTTCCAAAATCACCTACTTCCCAACTCATGGCGATGTCATCATTTCGTTTTGGTGCGAATTGATTAAGACCAGAGCCTACAATTGCAGGAATTACAGTATCAGGCAGATAAATCTTCATGCCTTCAGCAACAGAACCATAGTTCTTGAAGAACATAACAGCGGTTGCCAGCTGTTGATAGCTGGTTAATGCGGTCACGCCGTTTCCAAAGAAACGATAAGGGCCTGAGAAAGTATTTTGTGTTCCATCAACCTGGCTCACAACTGCTGATGCCCAGTTCAATGCAATGTTGGTTTCAACAAGGTTGGCAAGTTCAGCAATAGCTGATTTACCAAACACACGCATATAATCTTCTTCACCTTTTTCCAAATTGAAGATACGTTGTTGAGAGGTAACGGCGAATGATGTGTTATTACTTTGGTCAGCAACCAGTTGCAATACACGTTGAACAGCAGGCTCGAATGAGGCTACAAGACCAGCTGTTGTTGTAAATCTTGGGGGCAAATCGAAGGTAACCGTAGAGCCAAGG